CTTGTTCTCGATAGCCGCCCACTCCGGCGATTCGTCGGAGATGAGGATGTAGGAGGCGGAGAGCGTCTTGTCGCCGGTGCCCTTATACTGCCAGCGTTTGCCGTCGCTCGTGGTGACGAACGAACCTTCTTGAATCAACCCAAGCTGCGCGGCGGTGAGGTCCGCGAGCGTTCCCGAGGAAACGATGGCGGCCTGCGCGGCAGAAGGTGTGAGCGGGAAAATTCGCATCGCTTAGTCGGCGTAGTGGAACTTGATCGTGACGGGCGACCCGCTCAGGTCGGTGCGGCGGACGCTGACCTGCTGGGAACCGACGAGGCCATCGATGGCTACAGCGAGGTTGTTGTTCAGCTCGATGAACGAGCCGTTGTCGATCTTCCAATCGATCTTCTGGCCGGTGTAGTTAAACAGGGTGACCTTGGTGGCGCGGTGCGCGGGGAGCGGAACGAACGAGGCTCCGGTGGCGGAAGTGGCGACTTCGGAAGTGCCGCCGTTGCGAGTGGTGATGCGAGCGTTCATGAATGATTATGTGGGTTGGTTGTCAAGTGGGGTGTTATTGGAAGCGGGCGGAGAAGTGGTGAACCTTGGAAGCTTGGAGCCAAAACTCATCCATGCGGGCGACGAGCTGACCCTCGGCGCGGGCGCGCTGGTAGGCGGCTTTGTCGTATTGGCCATCCTCTTCCAATGTCATCGCGTGCGCGTAGGTGCGGGCGTGATCGGCGAGGTAGGCGGGGACTTGCTGCCGCCGCCAGTAGGCTGTGCTTGTCGGGGCGTTGCCAGTGGTCGCGGCAAGGCAGAGGTAGCAATCGCTGGTCGGTGCGTGATAAACCAAATCGCCCGGCGCGTAAGTGGTGGCGGCGTTGTAAGCTTCGGATGTGAATTGCGGCGCTGGCAGGCGGAAGCGCACCCAGACAGGAACAGAATCCGCATGGCTGTCGTCAGTGATTTCGGCAGTGGTGTCGCCTTGGGTGAAATCCAACTCTTTCGCGTAGGAGGAATCGCTGCCGGGATGCTCGTCGTAAATATGCAGAATGCGTCCGATGGGATTAGCCGGAGCGGCTTCCTCCAGCGTGAGCGTATGGATAGCCGGGGTGCGTTGCTCCGTGAGCGTGACATCCGGCCAAACATAGAAAGACCAAGCGACATCCACGGCCTCGGCGAGATAGTCGGCAAGCGCGGAGGCTTGGGAATCCATGACCGGCTGCGCGGCGTCGAGGCCCATGCGGCGAAGCACGCCGTCGCGGAGGGATTTGTAGGTGACGGCTTTCACGCGGTGGGTTGTTGCAAGGCGGGGAGCGTGCCTTGGCGGCCGATGACGGCGTTTTGTTGTTGTTGATTTTGGAACTCGAATGCCTTCATTCGCGCCTCGATCATCTTGCGGAAAATTTCGTCTTGCTGGAGGCGCTGCTGGATGGCGGGGTTCGCTTGGATAATGCCTTGGAGGACTTGGGCGCGGAGTTGGAAGTTGACGCCCTCCTGCGGCAATGGCGGCTCGGTTCCGGCGGCGATCTTGGTGTAGGCGAGCTGTTCCTCGTCGGCCTCGATCTGGGCGGCGGGGCCGGGGTCGCGGACGATGAGGTCGGCAATGTTCGGATCGACCGTGGACATGATAAACTTCACCAGCCCGGCGCGGTCGATGACTCCCATGTTGTCCATCGGCACAAGGTTTTTGGTGATGTATTCGAGCTTGATGCCGAGGAGTTCGCTATCGAGCTGCTTGGCGTCGAAAGTGACGGAGAGATCGAATTTGCCTTGGATGTCCTCGCGGTTGGCGGAAAAAGGAATGTTCTGCCCGCCCGAGACTCGGAGGATTTGGACGGGCGGCATGTATTGCTGCATGAGTTGCCAGGTCTGCGTGACGATGGCTTTGAAATCTCGGAGCCAGCGATCCACCGTGTGCTGCGTGGCAAGCTGGGCGTAGTTCGGATCGACGCCTTCTCCGGCCAGGCCGAAATATTCGTTCACATCCCGGCGGACGGCGCGTTCGATCTCGATGGTGCCTTGGTCGAAAGGCGGCGGCGGCAGCCAGCCAAACTCATTGGCGCGGCGCTCGGGGATTTGCACGGCAGGGCCGAGGATGATGTCCATTTTGCCCCGGTTGGCTGGGACTCGCATGGGCGGCAGGATGGAAATGCTGGCTCGGTCGGCTCGGTAGTCGCGCTGGCTTTTGATTTCCTGCTGCATGGTGCCGACGATTTCGGGAATGCCCCGTGCCTCGATGAGGCACCGGCTGATGCGCTCGCGAGGGAGTTCGATGAAGGGATATTGGCCGTGCGCGTATTCGAGGATTTCTTCTTTGGCGGCGGCGTCGCTAATCGAGGAGTGGACGACGCGGCACATGAGTTTCGTAGCACCTGTCGTCTCGTCCTCCTCCTTGGAGTAAATGTGCCAGAGTTCCACCATGTCGCGGTATTCCTCGAAGAGAAGGTGGTCGCGGCGGTTGGCGGATTGCTGAACGATAATCGGCCAAAGCGAGGAGCCTTTTTGGCGCTCGGCTTTCTCGACGAAATCCTCGTCGTAGCCAGCGGTGACGATGCGCTCGCGGAGTTCTTCGCAAGTGACCATTTCGCGGCGAGCAATCCATGGGGCGCGCTGGAGGTCGTAGGTGGCGGCGGGGAAAACGATGTCGTTGAATGGCTCCAGCGCGCACCACTCCGGGCGGCTCTCGAAGACATAGGGCGTGGGGACTTCCACTTCGCCACCTTCGCGGAGCTTTTTGATATTGGCTGCGGTGCCAGCGCCGGGGGCGAATTGATCGGCGAGTTCGATGGCGGCATCCTCTTGGAGCGGGTCGAGGACAGAGCCGATGAAGGCTTCGAGCGTGGGGTCTTGCGTCTCGGCCAGCATGGCGAGGAGCGTGTCGAGGTTATAGGTCTTGATCTCGACGCGGCTGGTGGTGCGCCAGAAAACGCCCATCACGGCGAGGCCGTAGGTGGCGCGGAAGTTGAGGGCGAGTTCGAGTTCACGGCGAAGTGGGTGTAAAGCATCCACTTGAGCAAAGACTCGCTGCGTTGTTGCAAGATGCCGTCGGTGGATTCGACGGGGAGCATTTGCAGGCGGGAGGAAAAGGTAGCCGTGAGGCAAAGTTGGGTTTCGCGGTTGGAAACAAAATCGGCCAGGCGGATGCGGGCATCGCTCGCGCCTTCCCAGGGGAAGATTTTCTTGCGGTAGTTGCCGCCCCATTTGCGGCCATCGCTGGATTGGCCATCCCAATACGCCAGGCGGGTGTCGTAGTTATCGGCGCGGCGGGTGGAATACCACGACGCATCGGTGGCGGCGGTGGTGAGTTCGCGAATCCAATAGTTGAGGTCGGACTTGTCCTCGTTGTCTTTCATTAGGCGGCTTTCCCGAGGCCCGGCATGAGGATCATGGTTTTGCCGGTGCCACCGGATTTCACCACGGTCGTTGGGAAATTTTTCTTAAACCAGTTGCGGAAATCTTTGTCGCGCCAGCAGCCTGGCACCTTGGCATTCCACCAATGGTAAATCTGTGCATCGACGGACATATCGAGATACCCGATTCCATCCACGGCGTTGAGCGGGGTGGAGGCGCGGTCGGCGGCGATGGCCGCTTGGCGGGCTTCGGCGTGCATCGCTTTCTCTTCCCACTGCGCGGCGAGTTCCTGCCTCGCGCCCTCGGCGAGATCGGAGGGAATTTCGGAAAGGAGGTCTCTGAGTTCGTCGTTTGGCATAGAGCTAGAGCCGGGGGCGCGAGGGCCGCCCCCGGCGGATTAACCCAAATCAGGGTGTAGCGTAGGCGAACTTGCCGAGGACTTCGGGATTCGCGCAGGCGACGCCAAAGATGGCATCGACATAACCACGAGGACCGGCTCCATCGACAGGGAGCTTTTGCATGTTGGGTTTGCGGTTGAACCGGATTTCCACCATGTCCATATCGAGCACATAGCCACGGGCGGCTTTTTCAGCGGCGTCGTCTCCGCCCAGGTAAACGCTGGGGTGAAGGCTCAGTGTGCCGAAATCCGACTCATATATGTCGATCACGCTGCTGATCTTTTTGCTGTCGAGGGACTGCGTGAAGGTGCGAACGGAAGACATGACATTTGTGCTGCCTGCGGAGGTGCGGATGAAACCCGAGAAGGCTTTCTTCAACGCGGTGCCGCAAACGAGGTCGTAGTTACGACGCTGGCGGCGCACCGTGAAGATGCTTTCCATAAGGTCGATCACTTGCGACTCGGTGAGGCTGCCCGGCGCAGTCGTATTGATCGAAGCGGCTGGTGTGCGGTAGGCCGAAGGAACGGCGGTCGCGGTGTCGGATTGTGCCGAGTTGCTGATCCATGAGCCGAGGCCACGGGTCTTGTTGGCGACGCCGCCGGAGGATTGGTTGCCGGAAGCGGCGACAGAATCGTTGTCGGAGCCCATGACAGACTCGATGTCGATTTTCAGCTCCACGAGGGCTTTTGCAGCGGCCTTGTTGAAGGCTTGCTTTTTGCCCACGCCAGCGAGGTCGGCGATGTTCTCGACGAAATCGTCCACTTGGAACGCCCGGCGTGCCTTCATGACACGGCCCGAGAGCAGTTCGCGGTTTGCGTGTTTGTCGGCGTAGGTTGTGACAGCCGCGTTGGCGAGAACGCCATCGGTGTTCGGGGTGTCGTAGCGGTCAACGGGCCATTGGAAAAGCACATTGGCGGGCTCTTTGCCCTTTTTGCACATGGAGAAGATCGGGGTATCGCCGGGTTCGATGAGAACCATAGCGTCGGACAGGTCTTCGTGTTGTCCTTTAACGGTCAGGATGGATGTAGCCATAATATTTTATTTTGGATTTAAGGTTTGGAGTTAGTCGTCGAGCAGGGCTGCGACGAAGGATTCGGCGGCCTCACGGCTGCCGGTTTGTTTCAAAGCGGCTAAGGCATTCGGGGCGGATTTGGCGCGGGGCGCGGCGGAAGGTTGTGGCACCTTGGGAGCGACTTTGGCCGGGGCGGCGGTTTTGGCCTTGGCCTCGGGTTTTGCGGAGTTTTTGCGAACCGCTTCGAGTTGTTGGAAGCGGAGGGCTTGGCCTCGCATGGCGTCACCGATGATGAGTTCGAGGTTCGGGAGCTTGGCCAACGCGGGGTGAGCGCGCAGGCTTTCCTGCATGACTTTCCGCAGGGGAGCGCCCTCTTGGAAAATCTCCGGGTAGCTGTGCCGGGCCTCCGCGATGTAGGTCTCGCGTTGAGCGAAGTAGGCGCGCTTGTTCGACTCGC